CTTGAAAAATCTAATAGAGGAAAGCAAATGAGCAACATGTTGAAATGGGCGGAAGCCGAACTTAAACTGGCTGGATATGATATTAATGATCCAGAAGATGGACCTAACCGTTGGCTAGCAGAAGGAACGCTCGAACTTCTGAAAGTGTTCTCAGAACAAGGTCACAGCGGTATGTCAGCGCCGTATGCAGTAGCTCTGTTTGAGAAGCTTGCATCATGGAAACCTATTGCGCCTTTGACTGGCGAATCTGACGAGTGGACTGAAGTAGGTCCTGATGTATGGCAGAACAAACGTAACAGTTCTGTCTTTAAGGATGAAGATGGTCGACCATACTGGATGGACGGACGAGTGTTCTGGGAATGGTATTCGTCGCCAGATATTGACGAAGGTAAACCATATAAGGACTACTATACGGGTCGTGAAAGCCGAGTGTTTATCGAGTTTCCTTGGACACAGCCGGATAAACCTGAATACGTGTTTGTACCAACAGAAAAGTTTCCAAACGAGGTAATCGAATGACTGAGTTAGTATGTGAAGGGTGTAAACAACCACTTACCGATTGCGGTCCTATCGGATGGGAATGCTGCAACAAGGATCGCACATACGACCAAGATATCTATATCAGATGGCTGCGTAAAGACAAAGAACGTAAAGAACGAGCCGAACTCGCTCGACTAAAAGCAAAATACGAGGGCTTGAATTAATGGGTATCAACACACATGTATATACCGTCTATGGCGTAAAATTAGATTGGGATAATGCTTTCTACGAAGCATATGAAGAAATCGAAGAAGCACTTTTAGATGAATTTGGATGGGGTAAACCACAACCAGCAGATCGACAGGTCGAAGCCGTCATCGATGGTATGATGGGTAATTACATAATTCTTGGCCACAAAATCTACGACTCTGGTGACTTCCGTTACTGTGATGACATGAACGACTATCAAGAAATTGACACCAGTAATTTTTTGAACCTTGAGTTAGAATACAAAGAACAGTTTGCTCGGTTGTATCCAGATCATGTTTATCTTCTCGAAGGTAAAGACTTCAAACTGATAAACCTGATTCATTATAGTTGACATTTGCTTCTGAACCGATTATAGTAATTCTATAAAAATTATTAAGGAAAGAAAATGAAAGTATACCTAGGACCTTACCGCTACCGTTGGGTTTCTAAAGTCCATGATCGTTGGATGGATAGAAAGTACGCTGAGACTTGGTGGGATATGGATGAAAACAAGTATACTTGGATGGACAAGTTTACCTACAAACTCGAGGGTGCACTTCAAACTCTCTACAACAAAACCATTAATAAGTATCTTGACAAAGCTCAACGCAAGGTTAAGATCCACGTTGACGGATACGATGTTTGGGGTGCAGACCATACGATTGCAATGCTTGTTCATCCTTTGCTATTGAAGCTGAAAGAGAACAAGCACGGTGCACCATATGTAGACGACGAGGACGTTCCTGAGCATCTTCGTAGCACTGCTGCACCACCAAAAAAGGATGAATGGGATATTGATGATAACCACGAAGCACGTTGGGACTGGGTTCTTGACGAAATGATCTGGGCCTTCGAGCAGTGCGCAAAGGACGACACTGGTGACGATCAATTCTACTCTGGTGAAGTGGATTGGAAGTTTGTGAAAGAAGACGACAAATACTCTAGAATGGAATATGGGCCTAACCATACGTTCAAGGTGGACGAAGAAGGTAAGAAAGCTCACTACGACCGCATCAAGAATGGCCACAGACTTTTTGGCCGCTACTACTTTTCTTTGTGGGATTGACAATGATACGTTGGTATGATTGGGTAGTTGCTATCCTAACAGCAGACTTAATAGTTGCTTTTTGTATAGTCAGTATAACTGGTGATAACTTTTGGGTGAATATTTTATACGGTCTACTAGCAGGATTAACGTACTCTCTCTGGACTGTTGACTATTGTAGCGTTAGAAAAAGGCAAGAACATGGTAAGTAACGAAGAACTAGAATCACCACTGAATGCCATACAACAACTTATGGCAATTACATCAGAAGAATGTGGCGAACTGACACAAGTATGCATGAAAGTTATGCGTAAGTACACGACACTCGAGGAAATCCAGAACGACAAGTATAGAGATTTGTTGATCGAAGAAGCCGGCGATGTTCTGTGTATGATCGAATTGATGGTTGAGCATGGGATCCTGACTGACAAAGAGTTGAGTGCTAGAATACATGTAAAGCGCAACAAACTCATGACTTGGAGCAATTTAATCAACTAAATTTAAAAAAGGGGTTGACATTTTGCAGCCAGTGTTTATATTATAACTATAACAAACAGAGGTTACATCATGGCTATCGCGATCGTCACTCCAGAAGAAGTTGATGTTGATGTCTGCTACGGCGACTTTGACAGCTCCTATACCAAAACAATGTATGTTGTTGACTTCTTTAGAACCGAAGTAGGTATGTTGCACGGCGATCTTGATACGTCGATGTACATCAAGACTGAACACGATGCAAAGATGATGGCTCGGCTATATGAACTCGGCATGACTGGCCGTGGGGAATATGGTGAAATTACTTTTAATAAAATTTTTGAGGATATTGAAGAATGAGTATAGTATATGGTATCTTTAGTGTTATCGGTGGTTTTGCAATATATACCAATTTGGCCGATGGCATTAGTCAACCTATTGTTTCAATGGCTCTCGGGCTTGGCACCGGTACACATTTGTTTTTATTTGTAAAAAACCTTATAGAAGATTTTCGATGAGCGATATAGATTTAATTTTTTAAAAATGGGGGTTGACATTTCCTTAGTAGTGTTTATATTGTATATGTAAGGAACGAAAGGAACATCCAATGTTTGTACTCACTGTTGCTGCTGACTACGAAGGTGAAACCCTTCTCGGCGTATACTCGACTCGCGAACTCGCAGAAGCTGCTTCGCAACAGTATCTGGTTGATTCTGAACGTGATCTGCCATCTTATGAGCAGTTCGTTGTTCGTGAAGTCGCAGTTGATGCGCCTGCAGAATATCGCTTCTAAGGAGAATTAGATGTACAAGGTCTATGCACACTACGAAGAGTTCGATCGTTACGGCGATCGACTCGAGTCTTACGACATGTTTCGGGCAGACACGCAAGAAGAGGCTGAGAAGATTGTCGAAGGTCTCGACAAAGAGTACTATGTTTTTATTGAAATCGCAAAGGTGATCTGAGATGAAAATTCAATACGAAGTCTGCACAATTGAGTCTGAACGTGGTTGGGGTCAGAAGCGCGAGTATGCACTTTTTGATACTTATCGAGAAGCCGCAGAGTACCGTGACAAGATCAACTCGTATAATACCGAAGACTTTGCTCCTGATTGGTATATGATCGCTGAAAAAGAAATTCGTGTAAAGGAAACGCAATAATGACCTGGAACTTGTTTCTTGATGACGAACGTAACCTCGAGGATGTCACTTGGGCACCTTGGCAGGTCCGCGAGAAGTATCGTAATGAAAAGTGGGTGATCTGCCGCACTCGCTATGACGTTGTTATAGCTGTTGGGACGAGAGGAATGCCGGCATATATTTCATTTGATCATGATCTTGGTCAAGATCAACCCACCGGTCACGATATCGCTAAACATATTGTTGACTGGGATATGAATGATAAACACTACCCACTTCCAGACAACTTTGACTTCTACGTCCACTCGCAAAACCCTATCGGCAAAGCAAACATCGAAGGCTTGCTGAACAACTATCTGAGGATTAAAAATGCTGATCGTATTTGATATTGACGGAACGCTCGCTAACATCGAGCATCGTTTGGATTATGTTCGTAGCAAGCCTAAGAACTGGGCTGCGTTTGATGCTAGCATTCCGAATGATAAAGTGAATGAGCCTGTTGCAGAAGCATTCCGCTCGCTGTCTGCATTTAACACTATCATTCTTGCGAGTGGGCGGAATGAGCGTAGTCGCTCTGCTACTGAAAAGTGGCTACAGAGCAATGGGTTTTATGAATACGAAAAACTCTACATGCGACCCGCAGATGACTTCCGCAGTGACGATATCGTAAAGCGTGAAATCCTTGACGACATCATCTCTGACTACGGTAAAAAGCCAGACATGGTGTTTGACGATCGTCCTCGTGTGGTTCGCATGTGGCGTGATGCTGGCATCTTTGTGTTTAACGTCTACCAAGGTGAGGAGGACTTTTGATGATTAACACGGCAGGAGCATATATTCTTGTTCTAGTATTTAATGGTTATCAAGAAGGTGGTGTAGCAATGCAGGAGTTTCCTAATTATGACTCTTGCAAAGCTGCTATTACACAACTCGAACCTGTTCACACCTTGCGAGGATACTGTATTGCAAAGGAAGTAAAATGACTGACGAAGAACTGGTGAAGCTGGCTAGGGAGTGGAGCGAAAATGGCCCTCCAACGCCGCCTTTTTATTCAACCGGGTTGCTCATTTTGGCGATGGCCGACCGCATCGAAGCCCTGACCGAGCAACTCGAGCAACTTGTTGCGATTAATGAAGCCGCCCGTGCTGACGCCAAGGAGGCCGAGGCTTATGCGGAGGAGTTGCAGGGCGATCTAACCGAGTTGTGCCGTCAACTTATTGCCGCAGAAGACAAGCTGGCGAAGGCGATGGGGGGGGCTGCGGTGGTCAAAGCTGAACCAGCGTGACGCCCGCGGGCATCATTGCCGAGATTGAAGGAGAGTAAAATGACCAAATATGTAATCGTAACTGCTATCTCGTCTTACCGTATGCGTTACTGCATTCCCGTAGATGAGCTGCAACAACTGAACACTGAGGTTCCTGTCGAAGGCCATGAGATTGAATGGGCTAATGATTGCGTTACCTGTAACGAGATAAAGGAATTCTCTCAGAAGCACGTTGGTGAGAGTATTATTGACACAGAGATTCTTACGGAAGAGCAGATGCTCGAGAAGTTTGACACTGATAATGACTATCTGATTGATTGGACTCGTGAGAAGAAGATCCAATACGTTCGTAACTGGAAAGAACTGGGCTTTTCTTTATAATGATAAGTAATCAACTTCGCGCCGAATTAAAATATTTGTTGACAAACCATGGCTACGATATATATTCTAGAGTGAATGGTGCTACACTTCTAAATCATATTATTAAATGTATAGAAGATCATGATCATACTATTAATGAAAATTTTAAATGGGAGACTAAATAATGGCTAAAGGTAAAGGTTCGGGCAAACATTACACCTCAAAAGGGGAACGTCAAAGTTCAATTAGCACTCGCAACACAGATTCTGGTCGGCGTATGCTCAATAAAATTGCTGCTCTGCGAAACGGTAAAGATGTCGTATTTACCATGGAGAATCCGAACAAGAATGAAACCAATAAGCGGTTTATCAAGGTTCGTGTGAATGGCAAAGCTTGGTACGAGCGCTATAAAGGCATTGATCGGAAGAAGAAAATCAATTTTGATGAGGATTGATTATGATTACCATTTACTCTAAAAATAATTGTGGATGGTGCACAAAGGCTAAAGATTTGGCCGATACCTTGGGGCATAGAGTTGAGTATCGTAATGTAGATACCAATGTGCAATTTATTCTTGAATTGAGTGCTCTCAAGCCTGATGTTAAAACCCTACCTCAGATTTGGTGGGACGATCGTTATATTGGCGGCTATACTGATTTTGCCGCCGAAGTTGAAAATACCATTGGAGGATTTGGTGATGGGAAAATCTGAAGTACTTGAACTTTTGCATAATGAGACCGTTGATCTTGAATTCATCAAGAAGGATGGATCGGTCCGAGTTATGACTGCTACATTGAGAGCTGACAAACTTCCTACTCAAATTGATCTTGAGGAGGCTGTTCAGAAAAAGGCTCAGAATCCTGATGTCATGGCTGTGTTTGATTTGATCAATCAAGGTTGGCGTAGTTTCCGTTGGGATAGTCTTAAAACTGTAAATGGAGTCGCTTTTGACTAATTTAATTGCTAGAGGTGGGACTGAATTGATGGCAGGGAGGATTAACTCTCTGCCTCAAGATCTTTTAAGCCACTTTAATATCATTCATTCGCGCAATAGTGGTATTGATGTCACCAAGAAAAATATTCTTGTTATTCACGATTTGGCTCAGGACCCAATGTATTCTTATTTTAAGGATGAGGGTTGGCGGCAATTTGATAAACTTGTGTTTGTGAGTCATTGGCAGAAACAACAATTTCAAGATTGGCTTGGGGTTCCACCCTCGGCGGGTGTTGTGCTCAGAAATGCTATTACACCAATCGAAGAACATGCCAAACCTATGGACAAGATTCGGTTGATGTATTACTCAACCCCTCATCGGGGCTTGGATATTCTATATCCGGTATTCGATCATCTTACCAAACAATTTTCTGATATTGAACTCAACGTATTTAGCTCATTTGATCTATATGCTTGGCCAGAACGTGATGTACAATACCAGGATTTGTTTAAAAAACTTGAAGATCATCCTCAGATTAACTACAGCAAATCTGTATCGAATGATAAGATCCGCGAAGAGCTTAAGCGGAATCATATTCTTGCATATCCATCAACATGGCAGGAGACTTCATGCCTTGTTCTCATTGAAGCAATGAGCGCTGGACTTACGTGTGTGCATTCATCGTTAGCTGCCCTACCTGAGACATCTATGAATCTCACCATGATGTACGAATACCATGAAAATCCAAATGTCCATGCTCAAAGATTCTATAATCAGCTTCATAATGCAATTACCCTTCGTCGTGAGTATAGTGAGCATACAGGTTTTGTAAATAATGCTGCAGTTAAAAAATCTTTGACTGACTCTGTGTATGCATGGGATACTCGTTCGCGTGAATGGGAAACACTTCTAAAAAGTCTGTTGACATAGTATAGAAGTGTGATAGTATACTATTAAATCACAGTGAGGATAACATGGTCGCTCGTCGTACTATTGCAAAAAAGAAACCTGTCGAAGTCAAAGTTCCTCGGAAGTCCTCAGTGGCTACCGAGGAAAAACACGTTGGGTATGAAACCAAAGATTGGACTAAGGTTCGAGATGTTGAAGCCGCAGTATATGAAACCTTGCGGCACCTAAACTATTTCTATGATAACAAAGAAGGCGTCAAGTGGGTTGCTGCCTGGATGAAAAAGAATATGTCGAAGGAAGATCTTCGTGCATATATGGCAGCTGAACCCTGGCGTACAAGTATGACTGCGGCTGGTATGTGCCGTATGCATATGAACGGAGCTCCCTTTACATCAAGTCGGATGGAATGGATCAAGAATAAACTTCAAGAAGCCATTAATTCCGGCCGACAAAATTTACAGAAGAAACTACAAGATGATACAGTGGTTGTTGATTTTGTCAAGAAGACTCCGGCCGATGTTATTAAACAGAAGACGCATGACTTTATTGCCGAGATCGAACATGTAATTGATACGTGGCTGGATGGTGTCTGGCTCGACATTGAGAACTATTCAGTTTACAATGAAATGAAAAAGATTGATGCCCCTAGCAATATTGCAAAGGCTACTGTAGAGTATTACACACCACTCAAGGAAGAACTTCAAGAGCTTATCGGTAAGAAGACTCCCGATCTTGTCGAGGGTTATCGGAATATGCCTCTCGCACGACGCAAGGAATACCTCAAGCTTATCATGGCGATCATTGACGACGCCGAGAGATATCTTGACTCTAAGAAGGCCGTCCGTAAAACTCGTGTGGTCAAGCCTAAGTCTGCCACTCAACAAGTTGCCAAAATCAAATATATGAAAGAGAGTGCAGAGTTTAAACTCACCAGTATCGACCCTGCAAATATCATTGGCGCTGGAGAGATTTGGCTCTTCAATGTGAAATACCGAACACTTATTCGGTGTGTGACTCAGGCTGCAGCTGGCTTTATGCTCAAGGGTACTACACTTCAAGGTATGGATGAGCATAACACCAGTAAGAAAAAGCTTCGAAAGCCCGAGGAGACTTTGAAGGAACTCATGTCTTGTACTAAGGCTAAGATCGGCCGTGTTTATACTGACATCAAAACAGTACCAAGTGAGTTCAATGGTCGCATTAACGAGGATACAATCATTCTGAAAGCATTCAAATGAGTAACGTAATCAATTTTACCAATGTCATTAATTTCCAGTCGGCAAAGGATCGGATGAAAAGTACCGACGATCCTTTGCCGGCCAATCTGAATGAAGCAACACTGTTTGATAACGATGATGATATTACTGAATTTGCCTTGCTAGTGTCGTTCGATTTAGTCGACACTCTCGGGGAGTTCGGAATCAATATCGAAACGGATCCAAAAGTGTTTCGTGACATCCTATCACTGATTGAAGCAATTAAAGCCATCATTTATAGAACAAAACGTGACCCATACTCTTGGCATAAGATTACAGATCAGTTAGGTGACTTCAAGGATGAAGAAATGCCCGACTTTTTACGCGAATATTTGCAGAAATTGGTTGACACATTTCACTAGGTGGTATACATATATTATGTTGTATTAAATTTGGAGTAACACATGATCCTAGTCGACCTAAACCAAGTAATGATTGCCAACCTTATGGCAAATATTGGTAACCACCACAACGCAGCTATTGACGAGAATATGATTCGTCATATGGTTCTCAACTCACTTCGTGCCAACAAAGTCAAGTTCGAAAAGGAATTTGGCGAAATGATTATCTGTGCCGATGATAAGAACTATTGGCGCCGCACGACATTCCCTTACTACAAGGCAATGCGCAAAAAGAATCGTGACGAATCCGAACTCGATTGGAATGCAATCTTTACTGCACTGAATCGTATTCGTGAGGAACTCAAGACATTCTTCCCCTACAAAGTCATTCAAATCGAGACCGCCGAGGCCGACGACATCATCGGTACAATTGCGCATCGGTGTGGTACTATTCTCAACAGTGGCGATCCCATTCTGATCCTCTCGTCAGATAAGGATTACATTCAGCTTCATAAGTATGCAAACGTCAAACAATTCGACCCTATTCGTAAGCGTTGGATTACACATTCCGATCCGGATAAATATCTGTTAGAGCATATCATCAAAGGTGATACTGGGGATGGCATCCCTAATATTCTCTCCAGTGATAATTGCTTTGTGGTTGGTGAACGTCAAAAGCCGATTACACAAAAACGCATGACTGAGTTTACAGGTACGATTACTAATGAACAGATTCTTCGTAACTTCAAACGCAATCAGGCCCTCATTGACTTATCCCAGATTCCTCCTCATATCACACAACAGGTTGTTGATAAGCTCGAGGAAGAAAATCCAAAGGATAAGTCGCAACTTTTCAACTATTTCATGGCCAACAAGCTACGTAATCTAATGGAACACCTACAGGAATTCTAATATGGTAATTATGATATCTGAAATTATTAACAAGGCGATATCACTTAAGTCGCATGAAGAAAAGGTAGAATGGCTTCGAAAGAATGATTCTGGCCCTCTTCGCAATATTCTTATCGCCGCCTATGATAAGAACAAAATTAAGTTTTTGGTTCCAAATACAGAACCCCCATATAACCCTTCGCAAGCACATGAGAATCAAGGCGCACTATATCGTGAAGCCCGTAAACTCAAGTATATTGTAGCAGGTTTTGGTGGTGATGCTATTTCCAAAGTCAAGCGTGAGCACATTTTCATTGAAATGCTCGAGACTGTTCATCGTGATGATGCCAAAATTTTGGTTGACATGATTAAACAGAAGGGTTATAAAGGACTTACCGCCAAGGCAATTAATGAAGCTTTTGGTAATATTATCAACGTTGAGGAGAAAAATGTCCAAGAAGGATAGTCGTTACGACAAACGCTGGAACTCATTTGATGATGAAGATGAATGGGACGAAAATGATTATGGCCGCAAACGACAGAAAAACGGCATTCGTGAAAAACGGCGTGACAAATACCAAAAGCGCGATGAGTTATTCGACGATCGTGACTTCTCAACAAATTAAAACTTGTTAAAGGATAGGATAAGATAATGGCTTTTTATACTATGATTGGTCTAACGATCGTTGCTGCTGTAATTGCTGTTGGTGTATATTGGGTGGTGTCAAATATCACGTTTAAACGACAACCCGAACGCTATACGTATATGACAGATACGACGGACGGTACTGATTATGTTCAAGATAACACGGTTAAATTGAAGGGCAAGCGTGATGAAAAGGCCTGATAAGTGGGATTTTGGAACACAGCGCGAATATACGGATGCTTTGAAACAATATGATGAATATAAAAGGAAAATGAAAATGAATGTTGTCGTTGGTGGTACTTTTGCTGCTCTTGTTGGTCTTACCGCGCTGACTGTGATTGGTGGTTCGTGGTACACTGTGAATGAAGGCTATCGTGGTGTGCAATTGCGTAACGGTGCAGTTATTGGCACTGCCGATCCTGGTCTTGGTTTTAAACTGCCTTTGATTGAAAGTGTAGTCGACATTAGCGTCCAATCGCAGGCTCAACTTTATGAGAATATCCTTGCTTATTCTCGTGATCAACAGACTGCGGGTCTGAACCTATCCGTTAACTATCGCTTCCCTGCAGATCAAGTCGAGACAATCTATCGTGAATATGGTGGCGAAGCTGGTGTAATTTCTCGTTTGCTCGATCGCCAGGTTCTTGAAGAAGTCAAGAACGTCTTTGGTAAGTTTAACGCTTCGACTGCTATTCAGGAGCGTGAACGTCTCGCCGCAGAAGTTCAGATGGCAATTCAGAAGGCTGTAATCGGTCCTATCATTGTTGAATCAGTTCAGATCGAGAACATTGACTTCTCTGATGCTTATGAGAACTCGATTGAAGCTCGTATGCTTGCAGAGGTTGAAGTGCAGAAAGTTCGTCAGAACGCTGAGCGTGAAAAGGTCACTGCTGAGATTACCGTAATCCAGGCTCAAGCAGAAGCTGATGCTCAACTCGCTCGAGCAACCGCAGAAGCTGAAGCAACTCGCATCCGTGGTGAAGCAGAGGCATCTGCCATTAAGGCGAAAGCAGAGGCTCTTAAGGATAACGCTGGTCTGATTGCTCTAGTTCAGGCTGAGAAGTGGAATGGTGCTCTTCCTACCACTATGATCCCAGACTCGACTGTTCCGTTCATGGATGTAGTGAAGTAATTCCTTATAAAAAAATAGAAAAGAGCGCTTCGGCGCTCTTTTTTGTTGACATTCGTTTGTGATCAATGTATACTAATAATGTAACACAATACTGGATTACAAATGACTCAATACATCGTCTATGAAACGACCTCACGGGATCCCACGAAGGCTCTGAAAGTCAGACGGCCAGTCGCTTACTACACCGACTATTCACTGTTGCTTGCTTACTGGGATCAGGATATCCTGGCCGGTACTCATACCTTTATAAAAGTTCAAGAGGATGACTAAAATGAATGAACATGTTTCTGAAGCTGATATTCGAGATTTGTTGGATGAATTTTTTGGTGATGAAGCACCTAAAAATAAAGGCGCTGCTATGAAACTCATCCGCGATGAATATGGATCTGCCGTGGATCTAAAACGTGCAGGAGAGATTATAACTGAGATGTTCGGTATCTGATATGAAAATTGAGATCAGCGAAGAATCATTTCACGAATTTAGAAATTTCACTCAGTACTTCCGTGAACTTCGACCACAGTATAGCGACTATATTGTGTATGAGGTTGATGCGGGTGAACCTATACATCTGAGTCTTGTTCTGACAGCAGCTAAATTTGATAAA